AAAGTAAAAGAGTATATCGCTGAAGCTTTGCGTCAAGCGTGGCGCATCGTGAAAAAAGCCATGACAACACCTGAAAAATTTGGATTCGTTGAATTGCAAAGAAAAAACGGGGTTATCTTTTTCATTGTCGACCATGTTGACGGTATGACGGTTAGTTTAATCGACAAAAATCCGTATAACGGGCAGGTAAAAAAGATAGTCATCAACGACTACAAACTAGGCACAAACAAAAAATCCGGAAAAGAAGCGCGTTTGTATGATGTTGCCATCCACGCAGGCGACATCGAAATAAAATTAGGGAACGACGTTATGGTTATCCCTAACAGCCTGAACAGAGATCAATTTAAAACAAAAAAGAGATGGGAAAAATAAAAAAAAAACGGTATCCAGGGAGAGGTCTTTCCCTCCCCGCTGCCCTAAAACGAAAAAGGAGGAATTAAAATGAATCGAGATATCAAATTCGGAAAATTGTTGGCGATCGCAAACATTTTAAGTGAAAAGGTGTTTGAAGAAGGAAAGCAGTCTGTAGTACAAAAATATATGGCGAAATATAGCCAAAAGCCGGCGAAAACTTTTCAAAAAATCCATGAGGAATTGTTGGAATACGCTCCGAAATTTGGACAAGATGAAATGGTTTTGCTAGATATGTTCGGCGAAATACTTGCGGAAATGGAAGAATCTGAGTTTACGAATGAGCCCCTCACGCCGAAATACTTGCATGCTTTTCATTCACAACATCATCAATTATCAAATCTCATAGGCGTTGAGGAAGCCGCAAAAATCTTAGGGTTATCTCCGGGAACTGTAAAAAATAAATGTGCTGCGGGTGAGTTGCCAGCGGTAAAAATCGGAAAGACTTGGGTGTTAAACAAAACTATGATCACCGACTTACGGAAGAACGATTAAAAATAAGCACGACCGAAAGGCCGTGCTTTTTTGTGAGTATTAAAAAGTTCCCTCGTTCAACCGTCTTTGCAATTCTTTCACCATGATTGATGTCGGCCGACTAATTTTTCCGTCTACCGGAGTTCCCAAGTACCGTTGTAATTTTCGCACTGTCTCCGGGCCAAGTTTGCCGTCAACCTTAGCACCGATCTTTTTCTGCAGCGCTCGAATTACCATGCTGCCTTTGTTGCCGAAAGTAATACCGGAATAAATAGCTTTTGTTATATCGTTTTTCGGCTGGCTGCTAATTACCCCGTCTACCGGAGTGCCTAGCGCTATTTGCAGTGCTTTTGTAGTTTCGCTGCCCCATTTTCCGTCAACTATGATATTCGTTTTATTTTTTGTTTGTGTTTGTTGTTTATAGGATGGCGTGCTTGTTTTAACATTCGTTGTTTTGCCGCCATTTAAAAGTAATTTTACACTGTTTTTAAAAGTGGTAAACGCCCCCCCATCTTTTACCCACGGCGCCGGACAGTTTTTATGGGTAACGTCATAATGACGTACCACATCATTAATCGGATCCAATTGATATTTTTCGCAAAGATAAGCCACAATTTGAGCTGCTCTTTTAATTGTTTCAGGATGAAATGTTCCATCTTTTTCAATACACAATTCAACCCCAATTGACCGAAAATTGGCATTTGGTTTTAGTTCTTCAACACCGCGATAGGAACCATCGTTTGCATGGTATGCTACTTCATTTAGTGGAATAATTTGATAAGCTTCTGTTTTATCGACGAATATATGTGCAGAAGCATAACGATCTTTTAAGTTTTTAAAATATAAATAATGATTGTATGCACTTGCTCCCGGATTCGCTGTGTAATGCATGACAATTTTTTTAACACTATATAATTTCAAACCTGGTCTAGAGTATTTGTTTACCGGAATGATTTTTTCAATCCATAAAGACATTTTTGGTCATCTCCTTTTAAAAAATAAAAAGACTGCCGTAACGACAGTCTTAATTCAATCCGTTTTTCTCCAAAACTTCTTTTTGTTTTTGTCCCTTTTTGCTAATGTAGTTGTTTTTCCAACCAGCGTAAAGCATTACAAAACCCGAAATAACCGCAACTAAGTCATTGGTTAACTCATCACTAATCGTCTGATAACCCATTAAATTTAAAACGGCGTTGATGACCGCAATCACCAACACCGTAAAACGAGTAATACTTGCTTTATCCATTTATACCACTCCTTAAATTTTAGATTTTATTTCATCAGGAACAACTGAAACTATCGCTTGTCCAGCTTGCAAGACGATTGCATCTTTTGTCTGAACAATCTTTGTACTTCCGACCGTTGTTTCAATTCGATCAGCTTGCATTTTATCCATTATTACTCATCTCCTTTTTCTAAATTATCAATGCGCTTATGCGCTTGTTTTGCGCTTTCTTCAACTCGTGTTACACGTTCTCCCAATGCAATCATCTGTCGTTCATTCGCCTTCAAATCAATCCGAATGTCATCAACCCCTTTCCGGATGTAGCCCAATTCTGCTTTTAGCTCAGCGCTCTCTTGTGTGTCTGTTTTGACGTCTTTTGTTTTGTTCAGCTGATACGCTTGATAGCTGACAACCAAACCTAATACAGCAACTACAATCCCGATTTCTACTGTCATGCTTGAGCTCCTTTCCAGCAAAAATAAGCAAAACAAAAAAAACTACCTATTCGGCAGGGTTTAATTTTTCATTAATTTTTTGTCTTACGATTTTCGATAACTCTGTGATCGGCTCATTTCCGACATATTCATCTGCCGTGAGCGGAACATATCCATTCAAGTTGATTGCTCTTTCTTCATCATTACCTGTGAAATACACTTGTACACCGGCAACAGCACCCTCTTGATAACGGATATTAATGTTGGTAATTTGAATATTCATGATCATTTATCTCCCTTCTTTTCTTCTTTTTTCATTTTCATTTCTTCCAATTCTTTTTTGACTTTTTGCAATTCCTGTTCCCGTTGCACTGCCAAAGCATAAAAAATAGCCTTCTCTCGGCTGAGATTGGCTATCTGGTTCTGCATATCTTGTATAATTAGGTTTATGTCTGCGTTCATACAATTTTCGCCTCCAATTGTGCAATTTTTTGTTTAAGATACTGATTTTCGATTTTAAGCCATTCGATTTCATCTCTTAGTCGCTGTTGTTCATCATCCAATTCCATGATCGCTTTGGTATTTAAAACAGAATGTTCATATCCATCTATTGCTTTCCCATCCAGCGAAAGTAATTGAGCAGGTACCTTGTACTCTCCACCGATCACAAAACCGTGGCGTTTACGGTTTATTCCATCATTCAACTCATCAATCTTATTGTAACTATACAATTCCGCTTCATTTCTTAAAATTTCCAAAGCCGATTCTTCCCATTTTTCAATATTAGTTTTAGTGTCTACTGACGAAGACGTGTTAAATGATGCGGCATACATCGGAACAAGCGTTCCCGACTTGTATTTAGTCGCTCGAACTTCGCCGTTTCCTTGGATATAAGTTACATCGGCGCCTTCATTCGTTAACCTCCCATTCGCCCCGAATTCAATATCCGCATTAGATTTTAATTTATCGGCTGTAAGCGATCCCCAAACATCTGTATTCCCCCAAATACTAACCGGCGATGTAATGTCTACTGATGAAACTGCACTCATTGCAATCCGATTCGCGTACACGTTCAGAAGACCGCTATGAACAATGCCGTTAAACCCTAAACCCATAGATTGGCTTGAACTCGCGAAAGCGACACCGTCATAAAAGATTTTCGCCATATTTTCAACTTGAGATAAATCGATGTTTTTAGTATTTGGGTTCGTTATACCTTTTTTGAATTTTACAAATCGGAACTCATCTCCATTAAACATATTGTCAAACACTTGATTATTGACTGTTTTCCTAACTTCTATGTTTCCGCTGAATGTTGCGTCTTCTCCAAAAACATGACCGGCAAATTCTATTCGTTCAGCCAGAAGCTTTATAGTAGTTGCGGTTTGGTTAATAAGTGATGCTATCGTATTGCCGTTAAAGTCAGTTTGGCTTACTTTACTTGCAATCTGATTTGTATGAATCGCTAGTGTCGATTCAGCGCTGCTAATACGATTCGCCAACGTATCAACAGTCGACTGGTTCGCTTTTAATTGAATTTGATTCGACAATTGCAAGATGTTGGTTTCGGCGGTTGATATTCGTGTTGCTACACCGTCGATTTGACCTTGAACGTCTTCCGGTGCAGGTGACCAAGGAGTAGCGTGAGGTCCACGTTCGATTTTTGGTTTAGAGTCATATGGATACGAAACCCGAATGTAATACACATTCATTGGAACAGTCCATTGAAAGACGTTTCTATTGTCTGCTTTTCTGGATATATACTCCTTATTTGAATCATACCAAGCCCAACGCCAATAACCACCATCTGACGCTTGACTATCTGTTTTAGAAAATGTTAGTTCTTCTCCGGGTGTTACAGGAATGTAATCATTCATCAATGCGCTGTAATACTTACTATCACAAATTTCTACATTTCCACTAGTATTTATCCAATAATCTATTAGTTGGTTATAAGTTATAACTAGGTTCCTACCTTCAAACCCAGCGATAGAGGACTCAAACTCTGTCCGACTAACCTTCGTTGCAATTTGGTCAGCTTGTACAACCAATTCTGCATTTAATTGCGAGATTTGCTGATTGATGGTACTAAATTGACCGTCAATCTCGGTCTTTGTATAGACTTCTGTTTTGTTAGCCTTTAGAGCAATCTGATTAGCGTTTTGCGTAATCGCTGTTTCAGCGTTAGTCATACGAGTTTCTAATGATGAAATATCATTTTCTAATGCTGTCTTGTCCTGCTGATATGTCGTGTTGCTGACTTTTGTCGCAATTTCATTTTCTGTTTGAGTAATTCGGCTTTCGGCACTATCCAAACGATTTACGACACCGTTTAAGTCTGTCGTGTACTGCGTGACGGATACTTTAGAGTTTAACGCATTATCTACCTCGGTTTTTGTGTACGCTCCAACCTCTCCCGCACTTGTTGGCGTTGCTTTCACCCATGCCGAACCTGTCCACCTTTTGAGGACGTTAGGTGTAGTGCTTGTGTCTAACCACAATTGACCTGTTGTTGGATTTGATGGCGCTGTGTTGGATTTTGTAATTGCGTTTTCTTTTAGCACAAGCTGGCCGTTTACCCACTGTGCATCAACCTTAGTTGCAATATCAGCTTCAAGTGATGTTTTTGCTGCATTTATCTTTGTCTCAGCATCCGCAATAGCCTGCTGAATTGCTTCCTGCTTCTTTTGTTCGGCGATTGAATTAGCGTGACTTTTCGCATTGTTCTCGGCTTGTTGGGCTTTGTTGGTTGCGTCCACAGCAGCCACTTGAATTGCTTCTTGCTTTTTAGTTTCGGAGACAATATCGGAATATTGCGTGCTGTCTTGGTACACACCCGCGTCTTTGTCGTCAATCTCCGTTTTGGTGTACGTGACTTCCATCACATCGAATAAAGAAACTTTTTTCGCAATTTCAGCTTTTAGTGACTTCCAGATTGCGAAAACTTGCTCTTCCGTATACTCGATGTAGTCACCGAGCGTTACGGTTTTATAGCCGTTCTTTTTGATTGATCGTTCTTGTGTATGGACTCTGGCTTCAAGATACAACGCTGGATTAAATGCCGTATCCTTTATTTTTATTGTGTCACCAAATCTTATCTTTTCATGCTCCAAGCCCGGTACTTTTTCCAAGTCGGAAATGTCGGCTGTGTACTCAACTATCGAAT